TTTGTGGCAATGTTTTTTGCTTCATCGCCGGCCTTTTCTGCGGCGTTTAAAGCGGTTTGCCCGTCTTTTATGGCCTGTTGCCCTGCTGCTTGGGCTTGCTTAGCAATCGCTTCTATATTATCGTTTAAGATGTCTATTTTCCAATTTTCATTGTTAGCCCAACTATCGGTATCAACCTCGATACCGACATACTGCTCCTTAATCCAGCCGGTACCTGGGTTATATGTAATTGTAAGCCCCGGTTTACGCAATTCTGTTGGAACGGCTAAGCGAGTGTCGGGAGTACTGCCCGCATAATCAATAATAATAGTACCATTTTTAGCTAACTCGGTATTTAAGTTAGTGCTATTATCATTTATAATTCGAGCGGCTTCTTCCCCCGTAATATCTTCCGTTATTAGTTTGATGTTTGCCATATTATTTCATTTTTAGAATTTCCATATTCCATCATTACGCCATACACCTTGCATATTCCATACTCCCCTATCAAGTATCCACGCCATACGATCCGGAATATATGCTATATAGATAGCAGCTTGTTGCCCTTCTTCGTTTTCAAATATGAAAGCCCCCTGACCTATTTCAATGCCCTCTACCGAAATTCGGGTAATCCCCCTCTCTCCTTGTATTGCAGAAAACTTCAAACTATCAGTATTCCCGCTAATCAATTGCCAGCCAGAAGACGAAGAAATCATAAATTCGCCCGTCTTGCTAGCCCTATCTAAGGTCATACGTATGGGCGATACCTCTATATAATTGCCGCCTCTTTCGGGTGCCTTTTCAAACAAGGGGTATATAGACTTTGCGGATATGGTAACCAACGATCCGAAACCGTCGGCTGTCTGACCAGAGTAAGACACGGTAGCCCCTGCCTCATACCCAAAAACAAAATATCTTCCTGATTTGGAACGAAACAGAACTATATACTGCCGTTTTGTTGCCAAATGCAAAGACGCTGTTAATTCCGCGGATATATCGCCTATAAATGTCTCTATAGTATGAGTATACACACCTTTTTGTAAATTAGATGTGTATTTGGTTACTGTATCACGAGTGGCAACATCAATGTAAGAGCCCCCGTTTTGTTGTAGTATCCCCTCTACATAGCAATTACTATATAGGCCGTCTCCGGCGAATTTAAAGCCGGCGAAATTCTCGAAGTCTAAAAGCCTTATGGCTTCTATACCATCTACGCTATACCCGCAAGGCGGTAACATATTCTGCATTTTACAACTCATACCATAAAGACAAAACAGGGCGGTATTACCTATACCGCCCATGTCATAGTAGAAAATATGGAAAACTAGTCGGAAATAACCTCTTTATAAATCGGGGTTATGACGCTTTCGTCCTTAAGTATCTTTCCAATCTCCTTAGACGTACCTTGTAGTATGATAGTCCAGCCTGTTGCATCGGCCTCTGCTGCACCGCTATTATAATCGAAACCACCCGCAGGGGCCTTAAGTCCCCCGGTACGTCCTAAGAGAATAGGACGACCAGCGTTATCAATCACAACCGCTATAAAGCGCCCCAAACTAAGAGCGTCCCCTTCGTTCAAAACGTCTATATCGTATTGATTTAACACAGCATTTACCGTATGCTGTCTGTAACGTCCCCCGTTACCGCCCTCTAGCAGTGCGTCGGTAAACGATATTGTATTACTAGCCCCCTCAATCTTGTAGAAAGATTCACCCGTAGGTAATACAATCTTATCTACATAACCATCCTCACCTATCTGATAGGCTATTGCATTTTCTACGGCTTCGGCGCTTTCCCCCGCCTCTACAGAAGCGTAGAAATTAGCTAAATACAAGGCACGTGCGCCCGCTACAGCATATTCACATACCTTATTATCCAAACTCCTAGTTAATTTACAACCTGACATATATACCTTTTTTAGTTTGTTAAGAAGGGCGGCACTATTATACCGCCCTATTATTGTCTCTTATTGCGTCACATCGTCTACATCCTCATTACGCTGGTTAAGCGTTACAGTCGCACTTCTATCACTTTCGGGAATACTTACGATTACTTGCCCAGTTTTCGGACTGGCCGCTCCCGCAATGCTGGCGGCAACTACCGTAATCGTAGTTACATTCATTCCGTCAGTCTCTGAGGTTTCCCCCGCAGTCGCCGTAAACCCTTCCGGTTTACTGATTGTAGGCGTTACCCCTTTTTTTGTTATAACCGTGAAAGTCTTAGATCCACCAGCGGCACGGAATACAAGGGAACCGGGTGTAACCTTCAAATCACTGTTACCGGATCCGGCTTCCTGCGCGGTTTCCACCTTATCCGACCAGATTACGGTCTCGTCTTCAAACGGAATAACAAAACCGAGACGCAAACGTCCTTTAATCCAGACCTTATTATCCTGCGGTTTCGGGAATTGCCCTAATTCGATTTCGTCCAAATCGCTAAGTAGGTCGGTTAACAGGAAAGCATTAGTTCCGTCAATACCGATAAGCGTATTTTTACCGACGCCTTTTACCGGAACGAACTCCACGCCCAAATAGTACATACGGGGGTTACGCTTGTCAGTATCATCAACCGTCCATGCTTCCGCAAGTACCTGGTTATTCTTATCAGCCAAAGCAGCGCGCAAAAGACGACGAGTATTATACGAACCGAAAATATACAGCGTACCCGCATCCTCACTTTGTAGCACGTCTTCGGGTATCGCGTCATATACAGCAGCTATTGCGTCCAATACGTTCCCTTTTGTCAGAGTTGAACCGACTAATTTAGCGGCCTCTGTAGACGTAAGCAATGTTTTTTCCATGCCGTTGAATTGGTTAGGGTCTACACTTTCGTCACCGCCGATAATCATTTCTTCGATTTCGTTGCTTAAGCCTACGGCGATAAGATGTAGCGTTGCCTGTTCCAACTCCGGCGGTAGGGCTTCGTTTTGGGCACCCGGAGACAGCATGTATAAAGTACGTTTGTTTTCCAGTTCGTCGATACATTGCTCCAAATTAATTTTATATGTCTTGACCTTTGCCGTCTTTTCAGACAGTTTTATGATTTGGTTAGGCGTCCAAGCACAATCCTTACCGTCAATCTGTAGGATTTTATTTTCCAAATCGATCATGCTTAAAAGCTCGTCACCTTTAATACCTGTCAAAACGCGGATATATCCGCCTTGTACCAAACGTCCCCCGAACATCGCGCGGGTAAACCATTCAGGGTTCTCCTGTGCGGTATAACTAAGGCCGTTGATATTGTACATATTTGCCATACTAATTATTTTTAATGGTTATTATTTTTTCGTTCTTCTTCTCTCGTTACGGCTTCGGATTACGGCTGCCATTTTTTCGGTATACGTCATTTCCGAAGGTTTCTTGCCAGCCCCGTCTATATTGGCCTCTGCTGGTTTTGTACTTGGTTGTTTTTTGAGTTCTGCAATCTGCTTTTCCAAAGTAGCTATTTTAGCGTCTTTCGGGTCCTGTCTTGCAAAAAAATGTTTAGCCCGTTCTTTAGCTAATCTGGTCTTCTTAGCCAATTCGGCCGCAGCTTCATCGGCGTCTGCCCCGTCCGCTTCGGGTTGGGTAACAACCAACATTCCGCTATCGTCGATAACAATAAAATTACCGTCGGATAAGGCGTGTTCTCCCGCAGGCATTTGTTCACCGTTTTTGGTTGCGTATCCGTCGGCGTCTACCCAGACTTCCCCGCCTTCCGCGAGTTCAAAAATAAGGAAAGGATCGCCCGCGTCCACTTCGTCCTTTGCAGCCTCGTCTACCAAGTCTTCGGCCGCGGTTTCGGTTTCCCCTTCCATTAACACATTAAACATTGCGGCTAACGCTGCCGCTACCTTACCTTTCGGCTTTCTCTTTGCCGCTGCCTGTTCTTTCGCAAGCTGGGCGACCGTCTTTGCATCTTTTTTCATTGTTACATTTTTAAAATTAAATATTCCTTCCAGTGAAAAGCCTTTGACGTTACCCGATAGAACCTCGTCGTGCCAATACTTCGCGTCCTCAATCTTGTAAGACGCCATTAATGTACCTACGGGAAGTTCCCCAAGTCCCAAGGCCGCGGCTTTGTCCTTTTTTGAGTTCGAGACAATCCATATTTCCGTCAGATAATTACCCTTTAACGGCTTTTCGTGCTGATGGGTGGTCGTACTTAGTGCTAACCCCATTTTCATCATCTTTAGTGCAATTTTTTCGATGTCCGGGGCGGTGAATTTTATATAATACTCTCCCAAAGCCTCGTCATATCGGTAAATAGGCTGCTCCGGTATGAGCACTACCCCCGTTAAAATCTGCTTCTGCTTATCTAAAGAAAGTTTCACGGGACGCTGCTTGCCCAAAGTCACAAAATTGTGTTCATTGGCAGGTAGCTCGACAAAAGAAATAGCAAATATCCCCGTATTGTCAGTCCCCATTACTTTACATTCATATATCGGTATTTTCGTTTCCATGCCATAAAGACAAATTAGGTAATTTATATGGTTAAAATCCTGCTAAATCCCGCACTGTTACGACCTGATCGGACGCATCTATAATATCGGTGACGGCTACGGTAGGTCGCATGTCTATGCTTTCGATAGCCTCTACTATTCTGTCTTCTCTCGACTGCAAATCATCGGATATTATAACTGGGGCCGTACTCGCAGGCATTATATCAATGAGATCCGAGCCGGTAATAGTACGCGGAGTGTCATTAATGAAGTTCACTAAAGACTTATTCGCCCTATAACTTTTGTCGTTTATCATAAACTCACCGCCCTGCGCTTCGTACGCGTACTGTCCGTTAACCTTGATAGGAACACCGCCGTTAGCATGGCTAGGCCCTTTGATTTCCCCGCCCTTTTCCAGTTTGGTAAGTTGCTTAGTCATTAACGCTGTCTGTACTGCACCAAAAGCGGTGACTATTCCCGCAGCAATTAATCCCAAGGGGAACCCTAGTTCTAAAGCTCGCGTCGCACCTAACGCAGTGTTAGCAATACCCTGGGCTATATCACTAACTAGATTAGCCTTTTTTTGTTGCTTCTCCTTTTTCGCTATTTGCGCTTCTAGTTTTTCCTTTTCTTTAGCTAGCTTTCGTTCTTCGCGAGCTGCTTCCTCACGGGCAATGACCTGTTCTTGCAACTGTTCCTTTAATGCTTCGGCAGTACCTCCCGACGCACTACGTAAACGTTCTTCGGTTTCTTCCACAACTTCGGCCACTTCTTCAGAGCGTTGCCGGGCGGCTTCGTACTTCTCGTCTACCGCCTCTAATTGTTCATTAAGCGCGTCTAACTGTATTTGTACAATGCTACTAAATTGACCTGCTACTCCTGAAATAACCTCTGTATATTTATTAATCTCCTCACTTATCTTACCCATTAAATCGGTGATAGACATCATTAAAACTTCTTGCCACTTTTTAGTATTTTCTTCTTGTCTTTTTTGAGCATCCGAAATTCTATCCGATGTTTCTTCCATAACAATAGCATACTGTTGCAAAGCCGCCTCATATTCGGGTGTACCCTCTTCTAAGGTGGCCAAAGTCGCCTCGTGAGAGAGCTTTAGCGTTTTTTGATATGAAATCAATCCCCCTATATACTCACTAAGGGATGTTTCTACTGCGGCTAGATTACTACGAGTAGCTTCTACATCTATAATACCCAGATTATCTCGTACGGTAGTTTTCTCTTTCTTCTTCTCTATTTTAGCATACATGTCGTCGAGGGCCTGTAATTCCAGGTCTGCCCGTGCGGCTATTTCTTCCGCATTCTTTTGCGCTTGTTCGGCGTTATATTCTCTTTCCAGTCGGTCTAATTCTTGTTGCCGTTTTAACGTAAGATTCTTTATCTGTTCGTTAATGGCTTCCCTGGCTGTCTCAGTCAGCGTTTTTTCTTCATCCAGACGTTTTTGCAGGTCTTCTATCCGGCGGGTATACTCGGTACTAGTCTGTTCCCTTTCCCGCTTGTAGGCATCCTCTTCCAAAGCGATATACGTATCTTCGGCCGCACGTATTTCCGATAATTCTGTGTCAGCCTGTTGTTTTCTAAGTTCTGCCATTTCCTTAGCATGCTCTTTCGCCTTTTCTATAGCCTCTTTACGTGCGTTTTCAGCCTCTTTGCGTGCCTTTTCCGCTGCTACCTGCATGTCCGCATTAAGCGTACTTTCATCCGTTTCTATGCGTAACGGTACTGTCAACTCGCCCTCTAACGTTTCTATTTTTCCCTTTACCATTTCTATGGCGTCGTCCAACTCCATACGAGTAGCTTCCCCATTTACTTTAATAACTACCTCGGCATCCGTCGCGGAATTCCACTCTTTTTGCCTTTTGGTAAGGTCGGTAAGGAGTTTTGTATACCCCTCTAACTCGACCTTGTTCTTTTCCAAATTCTTATAGGCGTCCCCCGCCTGTTTCTTTTGCCGTTCTATACTCTTTTGTCGTATGGCGAATATTTCCTGTTCTTTCTTATAAATCTTTTCTAGCGGTACTCCCTGCGCCTCAAGCACGCGTATTTCTTGCTCTACTCTCTCTATTCGACGGTCTGCGACACTTTTTGTTACCTCTACTTCCTTGCTCATCGCGTCGATATACTCTTTTTGTAACTCATTCAGCCGTTTCTGCTCGGTTGCGGCATCCTTCGTATTTCGGATAAAAGCAAACAATGCAGTTCCCACAGCAGCGACAGCCAACGCAAGCAATACGTAAGGATTAGCCGAGGCCACCGCGTTAAAAACCTTCTGCGCAGCAGTAGCCGCTATCGTCCCTTTTGTACTGGCGGCTTCCGCGGCCGTCTTCGCTTTGATTTGCAAAGTACGTACCCCGTCAGTAACTACGGCTAATTTGCCCTCCGCTATGCCCTCTTTTACTACGTCATTATTAAGTCCTTCCGCTATTGATAATAGTAACAGAACCTTTTGTAGAGCTTTCGCCCGTTCCTCGTTTTCTTCTACATTACCACCAAATAGCGCCATTAAATCATTACCATCTATAAGGGCGCGGGTAAGTGCAAGACTGGAACGGGTAGTGCTTTCCATGCCTTCGGCGAATTTCTTTAGCCCGGCGGTAGCACTCTCATAGTTACCGACGTTACGACGAAAATCGCCTGTACTCATTTCGGCCTCTTTGATACGGTCGTTAAGCACCCGTATTTCTTCACTTTTAGCGTTAAAGACGTCCGTTCCCACCTCCATTTTTTTCCACTCGTCTTTTAATTGGGACAGTTCTATACGCATGGCCTCTATAGAGTTCTTCTCGGCGATTTCAGCCTGTACCCGCAAAGTCGCTTCCCTCGTCGCCTCTCTTAGCGCTTGGTTAGCCTTTATCTGTGCGTCATTTGCACCGTTTTGGGCGGCCTTTGCTTTTTGCATCGTGTCTGCGAGCTTTTTGGCGGCCTTTTCTTCTTCGGTCAGTGCTTTAGTATGTTCACGTGCGCCCTTACCTGCGCTGATGTTTATCTGCTGTGTTTTAGACAGTATACCGTCTAACGAGGTTACAACATCTACCAGTTTCGTAACTTCCTTAATACCCTTGTCTACTCCATTTATTTTAAGGGTATATTCCTTCTTGTTATTCATAATATTTGTTAAATATAAATCCGTAATAAATAACTTGTCCCTACTTTTATTGTACAAGTAAGGCTCTATATTTTCCGTATCAACTTTATTTTCGTTTTATTTCTTCCTGAAGGATCATAACCGGATATTTCCGCCACATAATACAGGTCGCCATTAAACACAGCCATTACCGAACCGTTAAAGGCCTCGTATTGAGCAGGAGCTAAATAGCCCTCTATCTCTGTATAATGAGAACTCCCGCTAATTAGCAGCGTAAAATAATTATCCAATATAGTATGGCTCTGATTCTTATAGTTCAGTATACTAAGCCCGGGTAATTCATTTGAAACTTTAGCTATAGAAATAGTAGCCCCACCAAAACTAAAGTTAGCTCCCAAATCATTTAAAAGGCCGTCGTAATAAAAAAATCGGGAGGCAAGGTCTGTATAACGTTCGAGCATAGCCTCCGAATATTCTTTTTCTTCGGTCCATACCTCGTACTTCGATATGACGGGTAATGGCAATATTATATTACCCGCACTTTCCGTTTTAGTGATTGGCTTAAACCAATTATACGAAAAACTACTTTTCTGTTCAGTCGTAGTATCATCCGTAGAACCCGTAAAATATTGTCCGCCGCCATCGTCTCCGCTTTCGATATATCCCTGCTCTTCTTGATTTATTGTGAAGCCCAAATCATAATAAGACGGTAACCCTAACGATTGATTAACACGGTCTCGTACAGACGCTAGATTATCCAGGTTTACGTATTGACTGCTAAAATCGGTCTTCTTCTGCTTTACATCCAGGCTAAACGTATTTTCACCGGCACGCGATAGTCGTAGATTAAATGCCTTACAAAAGTTCTCTATGAAACTGTCGGTACTAATATTATCCGGCAGGAACTTTATTAAGTCTATTCCACCCGTCACAAAATTTATAGGGTCGTTCCAATTCATTGCGCCCGTGCTATTTCCTTTCGGACTTATCTTTAACCAGCCGCTATCGGTACGGAATGGTGTAATTTTTAAGTCGAAATCTAAAGCGTGACGTACCCAGCCTGTAGGAATACTTAACACCGCCCCTCCTTCATCGCTGGTAGACACGATTGTTAACAGCTCACCCGCATCCAACCATACCACCGCATTAACCGAACCGTCACCAGCATAACTACCACTTCGTGACGCTGAATTTGTCGGAGCGTTCCTTAAGTTTATCGTATACCGATCACTAAGATAGTCCCAATCCGCTTTTTCTTCGTCGTCTACATCGTATTTTGCATAGCCCGGACAGTTAAGCGCAAGTCTTGTGGGTTCTGTATCGTTAGACGGGTCCCATGATTCCGTAGGTTTTGCGGCTTCAATCCACGCGTATTTAGCATCGTCTAAAGGGTTAGTGTCTATATCATTTCTCCCCCATTGTAGACCTACTATAAATTTATCATTTTGCGCTAAGTCTATAAGATTTACTCCTCCTGATAAAGGCATGTATTTAGGAACATTATTAGCGTCATATACGTTGTTTTGATTCTGGTTATCCTTATAAAACACCCCATCTATACGAGAAGACATAAGCCCGAAATCCCCTGTACCCCTATCTCGGAGAACCTTTATTTCATAGCGGCGCTTTGTAAAATTAGAGTTTATGTTCGCACTCACATAACGTATCCCATTGCCGGCGGCAGCGGTAAAACCCTGATGCAGTAGTATCGATGCATTAAACTCTATTTTATAGAACCCCGAAATAGGTATATATATTTGTACACTTCTCCATATTGCACCGTCTTCGGAATACTCAGACACCTTTACATTTTGTCCGGGATCGTCTATTACTGTCGTTCTTATATTTGTCGAGTTGAATAAATTGCAGGAGTAGGTATTGTTAGGGCTGGTCCCCTCAAAAAAACCTTTCTCATATTGGCTCCATGCCAATGCGTTATCCCATGTACCCCTAACACGCATACGGGCGTTATCCCCGTAGTTCCACGGTTGTACATAGTCAACTTCTCCCCTATAACTCATGTATAGTTTTGTCAACTTTTCATCGTTTAAGGCTGTACCTACAAGGTTATATCCCCTCGATTGAAAAATATGTTGTAACAGTTTTATTGGGTTTATTGCCGGCGATAGATCAGACATACCCATACGTACCGTATCGTCCCATAAAGTACGCTCCGAATACCCGTTACTCGTAGAAACTTTCGGGAGCAATCCGTACAACACGTATGGAAATATCGCCGGTTGAACTCCGTTTTTAGCAGCATTATTATACAGACTGACCGAGGATGCAAAGTCTGTAAACGGAAGATTGTAAGAAGTGTTTTCGTTCAGCTTTTTATCGCCGAAAATCTCCTTTATACTTTTGGGAGTGGGTATATACAAATTACCTTTATACTGCGTATGTGTCACTTCCGATAACCGGAAATTACCGACAAAAACACGGATACCGTTAATTATAAGCTCCGCGGCATATATGCGTACAAACTTATCGCGCGTTTCCTCTATATTGGCGTATCCGAGTATATCGTTATTATTACCCGTGGCAGGCAACGTTATAGAGTAACTATACTGCGCATCCTTTGTATTGAGTTCGGCAGGATTTATTAATCGTCGATTAAGACGGATACTAATACTGTCCGATATATCACACAGCCTTTTATTTATGTATAATTCGGTATTATCCATTCTGTAAAGTCTCCCCTAATCTGTATTTAATGGTCGGTATTTGCATATTACGGTTATCGGTACTAACCGTTAATTTAAAATCCTCAATGATAATATAATTACCTTCTCCGTCCAGGACTACGCGAGATAAGGCCAGTTCCTTTAGCCATTCCGCGACCCCATCGCTTACTGGTGCGCCCTCTACTGTGAAAGTATTGTTCAATGAAACGGTAGATACCGCTTCCAGACTTTCACCACGTTTATAGAATGGCGTGAGAGTTCTGCTATATGTTTCTACATCATGCGTTATTTCTTCCTTGATTTCAGCGTCAAAATTAAAGCACTCCCACCCGCCGAAACGGTTTAAAAAAAAGAATGGTCGAAGTGTATGTAGACATTCCGGACGTATAGCGTACTCCTGCTTATTGGAAACAGCCTCATCCCCTAGAAGAAACACACGGACGATACCGGCAGTAGGGTATTTTGCCAGTATCGTATCTATATCCAATACATGCGTATTGACAGTATTTCGAATAAAACCCGCCTCGTCTAAGTAATCTCTACTACCAAGAAAAACACCGCTAGTACTGTACGCCTCATACACAACACGAAACGGCTTACCTGATATACCCGGCAGAAAGTTTATAAACTCTCTTTGTCCCGGAATATAATAAGTAGTAGGTCGGTTTGAAAGCAACTTAAAAGGTGCCGTTCTGGCACTATACTCCGATAGATCGTTTGTATCAGAAGGGCGTCCCCACCCTTGTAAGACGACTAACCCCTTATTAACGTAAACTTCTTCCGTACTTCCCCCGTCTATCACGCGTAACGTCGCACCGTATGTATGGCAGGTTCCTGCATCAAACCATTCGCCTGGAGGAGGCGACGGACGATAATAATCGCTATATGCTTTAAAAGCGGCGTTAACGTCAAACCAAACAACACTCCCGGCTATTAAGGACTTCTGCATGGTAACTATATGCCTGCCGTTAGCATCCTCTATCGTCAAATGCACTTCCGCGTCACCGCCATACTGCTCTCCGGTAAACTGTATCCAGTTCGGAAGACCGGACAGAGTAAACATTTTAGGTTCAGCAATTATCGTAATCTTTCCCATCAGTTAAAAAAATTATCCAAATTATCTACTATCGCGTCGTATAGTTTATCCGACCAGTCATTCACGAAAAGGCCGTCTAATTCTCTATCCATAGTTGCAAAAATCGGTCTTCCCGTATGCCCATCCCGCCAGATTGCGTAAGATATTGCCCAAAGTGTGTCGGCATCTGTAGGTATTCCATTTTTAGCCGCCCAATCTTTTAGCACACTTATGGGCGGTTTCCTCTTATACCTCGGCGGCCTCGTCCACTCTAAAAAAACGACATAATGATTAAACAGCGCACTTATCACAGGATCGTCGCTGTTCGCTACAGATGTCTCCAAATCGCCGCGTAAAGCGCTATCACGTAAAGTGTTTTTGCCAACTTTATCGTTAATACCTACGCTATCATCTTCCAAAACAGTGGTAGCCAACGCTAAAAGGTCTCCCGCAATCTTATCTATAGCTAATCGTACTCCTTCTTTACTCATTGTACGGGTATTTTAAAGTCGGGTAGCCCCGGCTTATCGTTAAACACGGCACACCCTTCCGGGTTATCCACCTCAAAACGTGGCAAAGCGTCCGCTTTTCCGAATTGTTTCGACGGGTCGAAATCCTCTGCGCATCTATTTACTGGATTGGCATGTATCACCGTGTAGGTGAAACGAAAACCCGCCGCATTATCATCGTAGTAATCACGCAGGGACACAAAATTAAAAGCCCCAACGCTATACCCGGTTTGTATCCTACTCTGCCTTATCTTCTCCACAATAGACAAACCGGTATTAAAGGCTTCCGTTTGCACGTTTACCGTATCCTTTTCACCCTTAGGTATACCCAATATATCTACATTTACTGTATACTGTACCGCCTGATTTACGGACTGCCCGTATATAGGATCATCAAGCCATAATAACGGGTACGCCTCATTCGCCGCCCCCTTTTCATAGGCCTTTCCGTAGTAAAAGCCTCTTATTAGCTTATGTTGGCGCGCCAATTCGTAGAATAAGTCAACAATTTGCATGTTTAGAGTTTTTAGCAATGAAACGATCTAATTTACGTTGAGCTTCTTCCGCCCGCCTTTTATCCTGGCAGTATCGCAAGAAGACAAGAACCTGCATAACTGGTAACGCAGTAATACTATCAAAGCGTAATATTTGAGTGTCCGCCATATCCGCGATAATCTTATACCACCCCCATGCTTTAGCAAAGGCCTTATACTCCGGGGCAGTTGGGCGGACAGCTCCGACAGCCTCAAAGACACGTTCGCACGTTTCTTTAATACCTCGTTGCAGCATAAAAAAAAAGCCATAACACCTAAAACCTTACCTACGGGCATATTCGCAAACATAACGGCGCGAGCCTCATTATTTTTCTCGTCGTACTCTTCACCAACAGGTCGGCAAACGATTGCCAGCGTGTTAGATATTACATCTTTACCGTTTTTTTGAACTTCTTCTATATCCACCCATTCGCCTAACGTTAGCTTTTCTTGGATATTCACTACATATTTTACTCCGTCTATCTGTATCTCGGGAGAGGGCGGAGTTTTATTATCCTCAAACAGGAAGGCTATAAAACCTACTATAGTGTTAAAAACCTCAGCGGGCCAATTTAACAGTATACTCACTTCAACTTTACATATATATGCAACCTGCTCCACGCGCTCACGTGCCGTTTGGGGCTTCTGCATACAGAATGTTTCGTACTGCCCCAGCATTATATCGTCCCAATTTTCCGGAACGGATACTTTTATATCGTTATACTCTATCGTTACCATACTATAAAGACAAAAAGGCCGTGAATTGTCTTTAGATAAAAACATAACACATGAAAGAAGTAACTGTAATAAACCTAAGTGCGGCAGATACCACCCCCGCCTATCCTAAGCTATCACTAAATAAGACAGGCGGCTGGGTAGGCTTCGGAGAAAAGAACCTATTCCCGCAAGATATTATAAATTACAATAGCAAAAGCCCCGTAAACGCCTCTATCATCGAAAGTACGGTAACGTATATATGCGGAAAAGGTGTACGCGACAGTGAAGCCAATGCGGGGAAATATGTAGGTGTCCCCAATACCGACGAAAGCTGGGACGATATTATAGAAAAGGTCGCCAAAGATTATAAGACTTTTGGCGGTTTCTACCTGCAAATCATCATCAACAAAGGTAATACTACGGTGTCGGTATTTCATCAAGACTTTAGCCAGGTACGTATCGGCGAAATCACAGACACAGGCAAGCCCGAAACTTTTCGCATCTCAAAAGATTGGACGAAGACCAGCGGGAAAAACAAACCGCTAGAGCTTCCTGTCTGGCCCGGCAGCGTCAGAAAAGCCAAAAGGGGGGTAGCCTACCTGTTCTATCACTGGGATTATACTCCCGGGCTTAACTTCTATTGTGTACCCGGATATTACCCTGCTATTGAATACATAAAAGCCGATGGAACGTTAGGACAGTTCTATAATAACAGTATAGACAACGGCTTCACCCCTTCAGTTGTTATCAGTATGCCCAGTAATCCGGGCGAAGAGAAAAAGGCAGAGTTTCAAAAACAAATGGAAGATGCTTTTTGCGGTGCTAAAGGCGCTTCTTCCGTTGTCGTGGTTTGGGGCGAAAATGACGGAGTAAAGCCAATTATTACACCATTCAACGCAAGCGCTAATGCCGACATATATAACAACGTAGAGGGTATCGTATTCCAAAAAATTGTAAGTGCACACCGACTTAGCAGCCCTACCCTGGCAGGAGTATCCGGTTCAGGAAACTTAAGCGGCAACGCCGCTGAAATAATAGATGCCTATGTATTGTATAACTATACCGTCATTGAAAAAATGAGGCGTAAAATACTGGATAAGCTTAACATATTCACCAAAATAAATCGTACCGGGGTGCTCGAGATCGAAGACTTGGATGTACTTCCAAAGATACGTGAAACGGAGACGACGAGCGAGCCCGAAGATAAACCGGCGGCACTGTCTAAAAAAGAAAATCGTATGATACGTTGGTTAAAAAAACTGATACGTAATAACGCTGCCTAAATTATAAAGAATATGGAAATAGTACTAATTAACGAAGAACTGTTCAAAGAAAACGGCCCCATAAAGGAGGACACTATCATAACAAAATTCGCACCTTACATTAATATCGCCCAAAAAATCTATATTGAGAAGATATTAGGTAAGCCATTAACCGATGAACTTAAAGGACAAATAAAGAAAGCCAGTGCGGAAGGTGCAACGGGAGGAGAAATCACGCCGGAAAATCAGGCGCTAATATTAAAAATTGCACCGGCGTTATCTTTTTATGCGGTTTATCAAGGCCTCCCCTTTCATTGGGCCAGTATCGTTAACAAAGGGCTTACCTTGCGTAATTCAGAAAATAGCGATGCTGTATCAGTCAACGACGTAGCCCAGCTAAGGCGTTGGATAAAGGATGATGCCGAAGAATTGGCACGCGACCTTATAGACTACCTTCGCAATTGTAAGGATACGTACCCGCTATGGAAACCCGGTAATAGTTGCGGTTGTGGTGATAATGGAGAAGGATCTACAAAGAGCCCTTTTGAATCGGGCATATTCATACCTAAAAAGCGATAATTATGGACTGGAGCACTATAACTACCATTATAGCGTCATTAGGGGGCGTGGAGTTTGTCAAATGGCTGGCAAACCGAAAGACTTACGCACGTAAAGAACTGGTAAATGTAAAGGCCGAAGAACAAAACCTGTATTCTCGTCAGATCGAATGGTACGAAAAGCGCTTAGGGGAACGGGACTTAAAAGTAGACGGCCTGTATAAGGAACTACGGAAAAGCCAGGCGCGCGAGTTAAAGTTAATCGAGAAATGCAATAAACTCGAATTAGAAAAAACGCTGCTCGTAATACAGAAATGCGAGGAGCGAGGATGCGGAAAAAGAAAACCGCCCAGTGATTATTAATCAAAGAGCGGCCATTTGTAAACAAAGCGATAGTTACTCGGTTCACGCCAAAACTGCCTCGCGCTCTAAGCGGCGGGCAAAACGTTTCAACCCAGTTTCTATCTTTTCGGCGGTTTCTTTTCTCGGAGTTTTATAGCCGTTAGCGTACTGCCATAGTTGTTTTTGGTTTACGCCTGTTAAGTTTTCCATAGCCGGTAATGTTATAAACTGGCTATAGTATTTTATCAGTCCCGTAATATCAAAAATCAGTTCTATTTCCGGGTCACCTTTTAAAACATCGGGAATATTCTCGTTACACTCCACATATAAAGATACAGCATTTTTTATATCAAATATGATTTCGTCCAACGTATTCCCTACGCCGTATATCCCTTCTACATCTTTAGCCCAGGCGCCATAATGGTCTTTACCTCCTGCAACAATAACTTTTAAAGTATTCATTTTTTTAGAGTATTAGTTAAAAACAAGCGGTATAACATGAAGAAAGGTAGGGGCTTAAAGCCCCATATCCTTTACAATTTTCATCCTAAGCGGTTCGGGTATCTCCTTAGAACCGTGATTAGGTACGGGGTAACGTATTCCGTCTTTCTCGTAAATAACGTGGCTCCCCGTTTGTCTGACCGATACCCAGCCTCGCTGCTTTATCAGTCTGTGAAACTCGTTATACTTCATGTCAAATACCGCTTTGTTTACACCTACAAAAATAGTATATATTTATATACCCACAAAACAAATTAGTATACAAATATATACCATTAGTAGTTTTTAACAATTCAACTCTTATTCCGAACAACAAGCCATAACACGCCGCTACCCAAAACGGTAGCACCCAAATATACTAATATCTTTTCCCACCATCGTAACGGCATTCGTACAGGTTGTTCTACCGGAACTTCCACCTCTACCGGATAAGGCGCAGGTCTTTCTACCTCTACTGTACGGTCTACGTATTGAATACGGACGGGAAAACTATCCGTCTTATTTTCTATCGAATGTTTCAACGTACCGTCGCACCATGTAGCCGTAGACTTGGCGTATTTCGTTTCTACCGTACTGGTCGTGTCCTGCACTTCCTGCATAACAAATTCTTTCTCTATCTTCACTTGCAAAACCGTATCTCGTATCGTTTCCTTTACCATTGTGGTAGTTTCTACCGGAATACGAACCGTTTTACACCCAGTATAGAGAAATACGCTTAAAAGGACTGGAATTAGTTTTTTCATAATCGCGAACCTGTATAGCGTTTATTATATAAAACTTGTTTTCGGTTTGCACCGCAGTATGACAAATGCACGAACGTGGGATATAATATCATCTGGTCAAACACCAGCCCCATATCGATAACCGTACGGGCCACTTCAATGGGGGAAATCATAATTTTTTTACCGTTAACCACTTCGTAGAACTTGTTGTCGGCCGCTTCTCCTTTACGATGTTGCGAAGTAGCCACGCCGCCTACAATCCGGTTAAGTTCGTCGCACCGATACCCGCTACTTATAATATTGTGCCATCCCATTTTATCGCAGACCGGCTGCAACAGATTAACTGTTAATGCACGTACGGCCGGTTTAAGATGTGCCGGTATGCGGTTTACTATGCCATGCGCATCTGCCGTCGCACTCTTTTCAAACTCTTCGTAAGTAAAGTTTTTACTAATTCTTTCCATAATGTCTAATTTTACCTTCTGGTCGCCGCACCTACCGTGATGTCGAAACCGGAAGAAATGTTACTAAGTCGATTTAAAAATACGTATCTCTCCGCATCTTTCGCGTGATTAAACTTATCTATAGGCTTTCCGGTATAGTTACCGTCGGCGTCCTGCTCATAGCGGTACTTACGGTTTTCGTCTATACTATTAAGTGACCTTGCCGTATAATGCTTTATATAGCGGTTCATTACGCGTATACCTAAATCTATATCTTTGTTATCGGAAGGTACCGCGTTAATACCCGCCGCTTTAAGCTCCTTTATGCTTTTAGGTTCTGCCTTGTCGCATATTGTTTCGACATTAGAAAAACCCGCATCACGGATTACGGCTGCTATATCCGGATTATCCATGTTAGTACCATACGCCAGTTCATCTATCCAGACTTCGCTCCTCTCACCTAAAATCACGTGCATAACGGCTGTCGGGACGGACCATCCGAAGTCTACGCCTATCCAATGTTTTTTCCAGGTATCCCGCGACGGCAAACCGGAAACTATGTCCCATCTCTTTACTATTGCGCCTTCATAAACGCCCGTTTCCCCGAGTAACATCACGCGTTTGTAGTTCTCGTCTATACTTCCCTGGTACTCTATCTCGGCGATTTGGGCGGGCGCTAACATGTCATTATCCTTATAGGTACTGTGTATAAGTATCGTATCCGGACGGGGCAAAACCTTACTATCTACCCAAAAATCATAAAGCGGATTATAGTCCAGCCATACCCACTCCCGTGTACGGGCGGAAAGCTCACGGTACACGTTATACTGTAGATTGATGCACTCATTTATAAACAATATATCGCGTGCCGGTCCCGTTACCTTGCTGGGCATGTCTGCACTGAAAAATTCAATAATACTGGCGCCAACTTTGTACACGAAGTCCGTAGCGTTCCAATTATCATCATCCCAAAGACCGTCGTCGTTCAACATGTCCTTAAAGTCACGTATGCATCCTCTTTTAAGGTGGGGCATAGTTTCCGATACAATGGAAATAGTACGGGGCTTTTTCGACTTTACGGCAATGATATAAAGGAGTTGCAGAATAGACCATGTTTTAGAAGAGCGTGTACCACCTTTATTTACAAGCGTACGCACACCCGGAGTTTTAAAGGCGCGTAAATTCCGGCTAAATACATTCGTCGTTTCCATTTACAGTAACTCGTCTAACTCCCCTATATCGTCTTCCGTTTCCTTATCCCTCACACCGATACGGATAACGGGTGCACCGTTGGTTGTAATATCCTTCTTTTCTATCAGCCCGTTAATGCGGGCAATGATAGACGGGTTAAACAGTCCCACGGTAGCACCCTCTATCTGTTGGGTACGTATAACCTGCTCTATCCATTCTATGGCCTCGAGCAGTTCTACCTCTGCTTCTGTGGCCCGTTCCGCGTCTATTTTATCCCGCAGCCGGCTTTTTGCCGTTCTGAAATAACTGTCCGTTACTCCCAGATAACTGGTAAGGCCTCCCATAGAGTAAGGGCGTTCCAATGGTACATAGGCTTCTTCATAACTGCCTTTATACTTCACCAGTTCTACCTTTTCTTTCGGGTGGCGGTCGCACCAGTCAAAATACTTGTGCGCTTCTTCCAGCAATACCGCAGCGTCCCCAAATATTTTATCGCGCCCACACTTTGTACGGAACTTCCAGAACTGAACACACATAGCTTATAACAACTCCTCTCCTGTTACTTCGTTATTCTCTTGTGCGGGCTTCTGCTTTCCCTTAGCGGGCTTCTGTTCGCTATGCGGCACTTCGGTAGCGGCCTTTTTTTGCTGCATCTCCGTTTCGTTCGGCGTTTCGGTTGTTGTCCCCTGTATCTCTGCCGTCTGTTTCCGCTTTTCCGTTTCATGGGCGTTATACCCCTCTAACCACCGGCGCAGCTCTCTGACGCGATTACGCAGACAGCTACTACAAGTCTGCGGTATGTCGTTCTTTTCAAAAGCCTCGTTATATGCCCTATAAACGGCCGATACGCTATAACGGTGGCGGTCGCCTTCCGCTATTACTTCCCTAACCCTTTTCACCAGAGCGGGAGTTACCTTTCCGTAATCCCGCCCTTTCGTACTTGTCTTACTCATAAACTCTAAATTTTAATTTTATGTATAGAAAATTGATAAATCCCATTAAAACGCCAATGCCGATAAGCCCGAAAATCACAGTAGTATGTACTACCGGTATCTCCACAGCAGGAAAACACGGCATAAGCAACAGCGCAAGCAGTATACCCTGCAGCACGGTAAACCAAAACGTAAGGCACGGTCTACACGTAAACGGTTTAAAGTTTAATGGAAGCCGTACAACTTCGGTAAATAGCCAGCCGAGAAAATAGGCAAGCAACGCATTACACACAACTAGAGCGGTAATGCCGATTAAAAAAATTACTGTCTCCATACCATAAAGACAAATTATCCTTTTATAGACCGCACATTATAACACGCAGATCAAAAAAGTAGCTTAGTGCTCTTCGTATCCTCGCTATATCCCGCCATACCTGAACAGGCGGTATCTTAAACATTTTCGGTATGTTAGTGTCAGAATTTGAAAGAAGCAGTGCTATGTATATTTCAAACAAAACTCCTTCCCGCCCGGGAAACTTCGTACAAACAAAGTCCATTATTTCGGCACTTACATCGTTTCTTTGTTCGTCCTCCACATACACAATATCAAGTGAAAGCGGAACGGACACGCTTTTTTTTTCTTGATTTATCAGCAGTGAACGGTACGTTCTTAGGAAGTACCCCGTATAATCTTTCACCTCTGCGCCTTTAAATGCTATAGCGTCGTGTATCTTCAACATTGATTCACTAAATAAATCTTCGTCTACCTGACAGCCAGTACCACGGATATAGTATCTTAGTTTGCCCGTATTCTCCGCACACCATCCCAGGAAATCACGGGCACGTTCTTTGTTTTCCGGCGTTGCAACTTCACCGCCTTTCAGTTTCTTGTATTTCTTTCCCTTATTTGACATTGTATTTTCTCCTTAAGTTTTTTATTTCGTTCAGTAAAAAATTCTGGTCGCTATCTTTGGAAGCCAAACGTAGGCATACACGCTCGTCCCGTGTACCTTTAGCGATAAGCCTGTGTATGTATATCTCTTTTAATTGCCCCCGCCTTAGTAAACGCGCTACGGTCTGTTGATAATGTTCTAGATTCCAGGTAGCGGTAAACCACACCATACGGCGACCGCCGAACTGGAAGTTTAACCCATGCCCCGCACCCGCAGGATGTATCAGCAGAAGACGGATACGCCCCGCATTCCAATCGCGGAAGTCTTCTACCGTCTTGGTCCCTTTCCGCAATTCCCGCGCAAAAGGGAATGCCGCGCGAATACGGTCTACCTCGTGCTTAAACTGGTATACGACTAAAAAACTTTCTTCCGGATAAGTAGCCAGCAATTTGCGCAATGCTTCTATCTTTACGGTATTTACCTCGTGCCATACCCTCGGCAGCTTTCGCCCCTGTTCGTCGTATCCCTGTTCTTCGTAAATTGCCCCGCTACTTATCTGTAATAACTTGTTCGTCAGGTCGGCCGCGGTCTTAGCTGTCACGTCTCCCCCGTCGAAGAAGTTCAAAACGTACTCCTCTTCCAGCGTATCATACATTTCCCTATCGAAAGCATCCAAGTTTAACATAACGTCGTCGGTGTGCAGCTCGGGTAACTGTAGGTAATCACGTGTCTGCATCGTTAGGGCTATATCGCTTATCTTCTGTGCTATCACGTTAGGTGCCCCCGGACGCGGGATATACTCGTAGACGATCATGCCGTTTCCTCGCGTAGTAAAATACTTGTCTACGAACTTGCCGAAGGTGTCCCCCAGACGCAGACCATCGTCAATCAGGACCATTTCCGCCCACAGGTCTATATAACCGTTGGGCGAAGGCGTGCCCGTCATGCCTACACGATAGTCTATCGTCTTGATAGCCCGCCGAAGCGATTTGAACCTTTGACTGTTCCGCGATTTGAACAGGCTTAACTCGTCCAATACGATGCAGTCGTAGGGTAACTTTCCTACATATTTTCCGCTTTTCTTGGTTATATAGCGGTCTATAAGCCAGATAAGATTATCCACACCGACGATATATATTTCGGCCTCTGCACCCAGAGCCTTTACACGCTGCTTCGCCGTACCTGCCACTACGCTATAAGTCACTCCTTCCAGGTGCCCCCATGTTTCCAACTCGTCGGGCCATGTGATACGCGCCACTTTATCAGGAGCCACTACCAACACTTTTGTTATAGCCGCTTCCTCATAAATCATGTCATACAGGTATGAAAGCGAAATAACCGTCTTACTTAGGCTCATACCCAGAAACAGAGCGGCACGAGGATTATTAACCAAATGTCTGTAGGCCTCTATCTGGTGGGGATCCGTGTTATAACACACGCCCTTCCGCTTGTTGTATAGTACTTCCGGTATCATAACGTCAACATGAAGTTATCCACACTTTCCTTACTGTCTAAGATGTCTACGCGAAATCCCAGAGCTTTCAAACGATTGTGTACCCTTACTTGTACCTGGCAGGGCTTCTTACCTGCGTCTTTCGTTTCTACGAACGCAATGCGCGCGCCGGGTAACAAGACTATACGGTCAGGGAACCCGCGAAAAAACAGGGGCGGAAACTTTACGCAAAGTCCGCCTAAACTCTCAATCTTTAACACTAAATATTTTTCTATTGTCTTTTCCATATCTACAACCAGAAAACCAAACAACCAAAAATCCCTATTAAACATATATGCATGTATAATCGTGTGAAATTGCGCGTTTACGCCTTTTTTGTTGTATTTATTTGCCCTTTATCTTTATATGGCTTTTTTGGTTGTTTGGTTGCAAAATGATTTTACATATTTATTCTCATTTACTTACCTTGCAACCAAGAGCCGCAACCAAACTGCAACCGATTTTTTTTGGTTGCGCAACCAAACGTAACTAACGTACAACCAAAAAAGCCTTTTGCGCCCCGTAATGCCTAAATTGTAGTACTCCCCCGTAGGGTTTCCACCCCTTAATAGTTTTCATCATTCGCCCTAATTCCATACTATCCCTACGGGTGATACTATTCGGGTCCTTGCCCAAACATTCCGCCCATATTTCTATAAGACACGTGCGTTCCCGTTTCACCGTTCCTACATTATTCTCGTCAGCCAGCCAATTACGCCGCTGATACGTATCCAGTTCGCCCCAGTTCTCCGGTAACAGCCGTTCCAAGTATTCACCTACCAGCCCGCTGCGCTCGTCTTTCTCCAAATGCTTATCCTGTATCGCGCGTGCTTCTTCCTCTAATCCCTCTTCGGCCAGATACAACGGTTCTCCTTGTACATAACGTTCTTTTGCTTCCGCCCATAACTGGGCTACAGTCGTAGGGGTTAAATAGGTTTTAAAGTCCAGACGCCCCCTGCCGCCCTTACAGTTCACCACCCAGAAGCGACGGTTACCTGTAACGTCCCGCAAGAAGTCCTCCTCATTCGTAGTGCCGAAGAACACGCAACGCCGCGGGAAATGTTCTACTCTTTTGCCATATGCTACCCTGTAACGGTCTTCCGTTTTACTGACGAAATGTTTTACCGCATTCACGTCCGCCTTTCGAAGTCCTTCCAGCTCCCCTAATTCAATTATCCAAGAACCCTGCACAGCTTCCAGCGCTTTCTGATCCTTAAAATCCGGCATGCTGTCGCTAAACCAATCTCCGCCCATTTTTGCAAGCATGGTACTTTTTCCTACTCCCTGCTCTCCTACCAGCACTACCACGTAATCGTACTTACATCCCGGTCGGTAAATACGGGCTACGGCCGCCGCGAAAGATTTGCGGGTAACCGCACGCGTATACGGCGTATCGGGGGCTCCGAAAAGGTCAATAAACAAAGTGTCTAACCTTGCTTTTCCGTCCCATTCCACCGCATCCAGATAATTACGTACGGGATGATATTTGTTAGCTCGTATCGTCACGGTAAGCGCGTCTGTAATCTGCCCTTTTCCGGTAATCTCGTAACACCTTTCAAGGTATAAACGCAGTTCGGCGTCGTCCGCATCGCAAAGCGGCCGCGGGTACTTATCTACGTTGCGGTCCCAGGGCAAAGGCCTTACGGCCGTTTCTCGTTGTTCGAACTCATTGAAGCCGAAACACCCTTTCAGGTTATCGTCGTTCTGCAGGATCAGGACTACATTATTAATAGTGTTTTTTATTTTTCCGTTCTTCCCCTCCGTTTCCAGTTCCGTAATCCATTCATCGGCCGTCGCCGTTTTGCGCGCGTCGTTCTCTAGCTCGTCGTAATCGTCCGCCGTGACGGTTTCCCGCCTCATGCGTACTATCTCTTTCTTTACCGGACCCAGCTTTCCCGCAAAATCGGTCATAGCCTTATAGCTGGGTAGTTTCGTTACATCCGTGTCGGGCTTCGCCTTTTCGTCCAGGTCTCCGAACTTATGTAGCCTTATCAGGTCAAAAGCGTTACATAGCTTCCCGCTGGTCGCATCCGTGGCATGGTGCGAGAATGCCAGTTTATTGTCATATACCACTAACCCGCCGGATGTCGAGGCACCTATAAGACTATAACGGTCTTCTCCCAGTTCCTCGCACGGCGCATACACCTCGGCCAGAAATTCTGCGATAGCCTCGTACATGGTGTATGCCCTGCAAAATGCACCGACTATGCCGCCTTTCTCTTCCGGGTCTTCCACCTTATCAACGGTACTAGCCTTTACGACGTCCTTTATGCGTGATGATACGGGCCAGGTAGTAGGGTCGCGCCAGTCCGGCAACTCCGCAAGCACTTCATCGGCATTCAGTATCGGGGCATCGTTATAGTTAAAGATAAATTCCCCGTCCTTACTTGTTGATGGATAATACATCAGCCGTGTAGGCTGATAGGTCGTGTCGTCGAAATTGTCTATTCCCAGCCATGACGCAATAACGCGCGCTAGCCTCGTACTCATCGGGCGTTACTCTCCTGTTAAGCGGGATTACTATTCTGAAACGCGGGGTTCCCGGGCGGTGCTTGTGGGTGGTGTACATACATCCCGCCATGTTCAGCAACCCGAAAGTTATCCACAAGTCCAGGTCGCCAAAATCAACATCCAGGCATACGACCTGCCGATACTCTACGTATCCTTTCTTTCTTCTTCCCTCGCGGAGATACCCGCCGACAAAACCACCTACATCCTTTATTTCGTCTTGTCGGTCTTTCGTGTAACTGAAATACTGTTTGATAGTCTCCGGTGTGCGTTCTGTATTCGACAGCGTATTAACGATGTCCTGCCAGGTCGCACGCTTATTTTGCCACCGTGCCGCCTTGCGTGTGGCGGCAGTGGCTATATCCAGTGTTATGTTATACTTTAACGTTATCATTTCCTATAATAATATCCTATCAACATAAAAAACACAATCACCAGGCATAATGCCCCAACGACCGGCAACCATAAGGGCACGGTCACCAACCACCAAGGCCAGGTAATAACGCCTATAAGTTTCAACACTGCCAAAACGGCAGAAAGGGAAAATGTCCCTAACAAATATTTATTTTTTCTCATTGTATTTCCATCCGTTAAGCTTATATACTTTCTTTTTCGCTTCTTCCTGTGTTCGGGCGTCATCCACCTTTGTATCTTCCCTGATATTATTCACGGGGTCACCACATCGGTAGATATTATATTTGCCCATGTGGCGGCAGTAATAGTACTTAGGTTGATTCATTTTTTTTTGTTCTTATTTTTATCGGATTATTCTTTGTTCCAGTTCCAAATCACTCTAAACGGTAACCGTGTATTCGTAACCAATATTTGAGAGTGGGAATAGTCATTTGCTTCATTACCATGCTGTTTTTAATCTTTCTTATAATATTTACTTATATATCCGTCACCTTTCAGGGGTAACCCCTTCGCCCATGCCGGCGGCACGGCCATTACGTCGTACATAGCTTGCAAAGCATCCGATGCGTCTTCGTCGGGTGCTTCGCTTACTATCTCGTCATGTATGTGCATGAGGATAGGTAACCCGGCCTCATAGTATATCCGGTACATTGTATCACAAAGGCAATCTCGCGCAATAGCTTGGGTTATGTTCTCCACCAATGACCCGCCATACGTGTCCGTCTTACACCATATCTTTTTTGTCTGGTCGATACCGTAATAAGATAGCCGCCCTTTATCCACAGTGGCCCCATAATAGGACAGGCGGCGCCCGCTGGGTAATTCGATAAACATATATCCGCGATCATACAAAAATTTAAGACTACAGTACGTTTTGCGGAGTACATAGCAGGTCTTGTTCTGTATTACATGTTTGGCTGCGGTCTCAACTTCACGCCAGAACTTAACTATGCCGGGGTTAGCCGACCGCCACGCCTTTACGATTGCAGGTAACTCGGCCTCGTTTAACCCTTCACGCAAAGCACCCATAGCAATAAGTGCCCCCGATCCGCCTTGGTATCCTAGTGCTAAGGTTGCGACTTTACCTTTTGCGCGCAAATCACTGCCTTTGGTTATCATTTCCAGTGGGATATGAAACATATTTGCCGCAGTTGCTTCATATATTTTCCCGTGAGTTCTGAATACATCCAATACCCAATCCTCCCCCGCAAGCCATGCCAACACACGCGCCTCGATAGCAGAGAAGTCCGACACTACAAGACTGCAGCCCTCCGCCGATACCAGGGCGGTACGAGTAAGACGACTGATAACGTCTGCTACATCATTATATAAAAGACCCGCATAACCATAGAATACGGCTTCCCGTGCTACATCTATATCCTGCTTAAGTGTTCTTTTTAAGTTTTGTATCTGCGGACCGCGCCCGGAAAAGCGTCCAGTACGATTAGCCCCGTAAAATTGCAGAAGCCCGCGTATACGGTTATCCCTACAGGCATACGCCAAAAAAGTATCATATTTGCTAATGGACGTTTTGGATGCAAGTTGCCGAAGCCTTAAAACGCGTTCCACATGTGCCGGTAACATTTCCCCGCTTATCGCATCTGCTAAATAATCCTTTCCTAAACTGTGCACCTCATGCCCCAACTCTTGGAACAGCCACGCTTTAAGCTGTGCCAGGCTGTTAGGATTGGCTACTCCTGTAAGATTGACCATCTCATTATGAACTTGCATGGTAAAACGGGCGTTTTCCTCTATGGCGGCCGTCACAAAAGCGCGGTCTATAGTTATTCCGGTAGCGTTTATTATCTGGTCTAATATCCAGTATTCACGCTCGGTATCAGTAAGGCCGGGAAAACGCGATACATAATTATATATCTCCTTTTCCGTACGTACGTCCTGCGCGTTGTATTCTTTGAACTCCGCCCATTTTTCGGGGTCATGCTCCGGTAGATTCATAGTCCTTCCACCGTTTCTTTTTGTCGGTTTACAAGGTCGGCAGAAATAAGCAATCAGGGATTTGCCCCGGGTATCTTTCTGCTGGCTAAGTCCCAATACCTGGCCTATCTTGTCCAAACTTAACGGTAATCCCAGATAAGCGGCGGCAATCATTGTACAAAACCATTGTCGGACGTCTAGGGGAAGATTGTAGAACGTGCTGATACATACGTACTCGAAGTTCGCATTATGGGCAATCTTTAGAACGTCCGGATCAGTCAGCGCCGCCCATACATCAGCCGGTATACTTTCACCGGGAAAGCTATCGTATGATGTATCCAGTGCAACAGTAGGTCCATCATTCCAACTATAGGCAAAAAGTATAATACTGAATGTCAGATCTTCTGCGTAGCGATATACGCCGACATCCCCTACGTCCAGTTTACAACGGGTTTCTATGTCTATATGCAAATGTTTCATATTTATGGCACGGGATTTGTTATTTATTATTTGTATTTTTAATAAGAATGACTATGAACAATAATGAAAAAACGCTGCAAAGCGAAAACCAAGACCCTCAAAAAAAGGTCGCACAAAATGAAAAAAACAAGTGTCCGCACCGCCGCTACAAAAAAGAAACTTACTGGGGAGCGCATTCGGGGGACTACATTTGTTTAGACTGTGGAGCTGTCATTACACCCGAAGAAAGAGGTTGATGATGACAAAAAGGGCGAGATTAATTTCGCCCTTTTTTCCTTTACATCATACTGTCGTCGTCTTCGTCGTAATCGTCTGGATCGGCCTCAAATCCACCCAAACGTTCCCCGTCTTCCATTTTCATAAGGCTGTTAAGGTAGAAACCAAACCCTTTAGACTTATTATTGAAAGGATAGCAAACGATAACACCACGGCAATAACATCCGCTGTATACCTCATCCAGGTCGATAATCTCCTGCTTATCCGTGTCAAAGACTTTAGGTTGGCTTTTTGAGGCTGCCTTCAAAAAATAACATCCCTCATATTCGGACGCATCCGGGTGGTCTTCCAGCCATTCGTCACCATCCCTTAACGGGTTCCATAGCTTAGGACTGGATAAAGGAAGTCCTTTAAACAAACTTTCCTTGTTCGCCTTATATGCAGCAGTTATTGCCGCCTTTATTTTCTCGACGTCCGGGTGGTCCTTTTCAATCAGAAACGTAGTATCATACTTCTTTTCTCCGTCCTCCTCAAAGCTGGAAGGTTCCTTAATGTGTACGTAACTAACTCGGTGCATTCCTAAAACCACTTTAAGCGGGTTTTTAGTTTGTTTTTCTTGCTTTGCCATAATTTCTACTGTTTAATCTTTGTACGGTAATCTTGTTTCTTCCAGGTGCGGAACTGTCCGTACTGTCATTCCTGCGCCCATAATGTTAGACAGATTTCTTTTACGTACCCATTTCACAGTACCGGCGTATTGGCCGAATGTTCCAGGTTCCAAATACTTTACCCGATAGCTTTTATCGCTTTCATCTATTATTTCTACCCTTATCAAATGCGAGGTATACCCGCCTCGGTAGTTGCTGGTTCTGTAATGGTATGTCGCTGTTATCATAGTAAACTGTCTAATTCTCGTTCTTCTTCCGTTTCATACCGGCGGTTGAAACGAATATCGGATACCAGACGTATTTTATACGGGTTGCCCGGATCACCCGTCGGCACATAATTACCGCTTTTGTTAAGTTCCAAACAGGCAGCTATGCGCCCGCTAGGATAAATTTTGATACATTCGTATTCGCGTCCGTCCAGTTCAAAACGCTGTAACGGTTTCAGGTCTTTAAGTTTCATTTTTTCTCATGCTTGGCTTTCTTTAATGCACGATTACGCGCGGTTAATAACTGCCCCACCCAAACTCCCAGACTGATTAAGTCCTGGCGGGTGGGAAATGCGATGTCTAGGATATAGCACATTTCCTCGCCCTTGATGTCAGACTGGACGTATGCCTTTCCACCGTCAGGGGCTTTCGGTTGTCTGTCTATGACACCCAAAAAGTATTTAACTCCCTCGGCTTCTAGTGCCTTACCTGCATCATCCAGTATCTTATTAATCCTTTCTTCTTTACTCATAATAAATCATTTTCATCGTCGTACTCGTCAGCCGCAGATGCACCGATAGCAGGCCTTACGTCATCTATGGGTGCTAACTGGGGTTTACCCGGTATGTTTACCACTTGATCCGCAAACAGTTCTTTAAATCGTTTAGGGCCGACCAGTTTTTCAATTGCGGTTAGGGGCTTTATAGAACTGTCGAATATTTCGTTTTCAAAGCCTTCTCCCAGTAAAATGTCTACTACGTCGTCCTCGTTTTTGAAAGAACGTTTACCCCGCCCGGCCACTAATTTGAAGCCTTCTAACGGTTTGTTGCTTTCCAAACGCTTAACAGTATCCTCTTCGACTTTCTTTACCCATGAGGCCACCAACGGACCATACGTGAGGACAAAAGCCAAATCACCGTCAGTCATAACCCGCTTATCCTTGACCGACTTTATTGCGGAAAAGCAATCATAATAAGCCTTACATGATGTATGTGCCTTACAGAACTGGCAATGCTTGCCCGGTACAAAATCACCTATACCAGCGATAGCTAATCTCCCTTTCGGTTTAGCTTCTGTTTCCACCCACTTAAGCAGGTCACCTATACTAATATCCCAAGAAGAAGGACCGCCCGCCCGTGGTTGGAAAATAGTAAGGCTTGCGTTTTTTAGTTCCTGCCCTTTCGAATGATAGGCGTAAGCTCCCAATGCATAACACATCATCTGTTTATTGGCGGTAGCCGCTACACGGACACCTGCACCGTATTTGAAGTCAATCACGTGAATAGTTCCGTGAGTGATGAAAGAAGCGTCGCACGTTCCATACTGCAGGGGGATGTATTCGGACATATTGTATTCCTTCTCTACATATATATGGGTATCACCCGCCATTTCTCTTACAAAAGCTGCGTAGGCTTCGCAATGTTCCCGCATTTCCTTGCTGTACAAGGGTGAAGCCTCGATGCCAGTCAGACTATCAAACCACGGGTCCTCACCTATCGTTCCTCTCACCTCATCTTCCATTAGCAGAAGTGCCGCAAGTTCATGCGCTAAGGTTCCTTCGGCCGCATAGGTACTTTCCTCGTCTGGTATTTGCTCCTCGAAGCGAGCCGAAGGCGTACAGACCAACCACCTGTACGCCGACGACGGACTTAATATTGCGTGATTACCAGCCATTACGCTAAATCATTTTCGGGAAAAATATCCGTAAGAGCTTCCCCCTTTCCGTAACGCGTAATCGCATCATAGAACGCGTCATAATCTTTCGGGTCTAGCGGCTGAGTTTTTGACACGCTGGCCGCATCGAACTGCGCTAGCATCCACTTAACATCGGCGCCCTTTCTGTTCTTCGTCTGCTTGGTTACTTCAGTTTTGATAGCTTCCAGCTTTGCATCGTTATCCATGTCAGCGAATGAACTGCCGACAGACGGCTTTTCCTCTATCGGCTTTGCCGAAGCCGGTTTAGGAGCCGGAGCCGGTTTGGGTACCGCGGGCTTAGGAGTGGGAGCAATAGGTTGGGGCTCCGGTGACGGCTTTTCCTCTAATTGTTTCATTACTGTGGGTTGGAACAACCCTGATACAAGGGCTCTAATAGATTCGCCCGCCTCAAATGTTACTTTTACTTCAAACATAATTTAAATTTTTATTGGTTAATTACTTGCGCTTCTGCGCGTTATTCTTACAACATTAGCCAGGTTTAACAGGAAAACGGCATAGTACGTTATAAATCCCCAGTTCGGGAGTACCGAAACATCAGCGAAGATGGGCAGGATACTGATTGATACATACAACCCCTTTAAAATCGACCGTTTCATACCAACCTCGCTATTTCGCGTTCTGCCTTCATCGCCGCCGCTATATCCAATCTACTGTAGTAAATCGGCGAGTTTTTGGCTTTTCCTTTCCGTATGGGTGGGACTAACCCCGCTTTTATCTGCCTACGCAGCCAACGTTCGCTACCCGCCAGCTTTACGGCTTCCTCGTACTTTACTTCGTCAAATGCCGGAAACATTTGGCGGGCAATTGCCAGCGCCGACAGTTCGGCGGCTTCGGTTATCTGCTGTTTCAATGTGAACAGGTCCATAGTTTTACGCTTTACGGGTTACCACTATCGTCTCTCCTTTTTTCGATACGGAAAAGGCCTTCCCCGTATCATTCTTCAATGCGTTCGCGGTAGAACGGACACTGCTTAGGAGATAATCCCCGGCAGGAAGCTCTACGCGCCCTTTAATTCTAAGCGCATTTATCGCGCCGCGCATGCTTATTTTATCGTTTAGTTCCATGATGTTTATATATTTATTTATATATTTGCTTATTCATTTATTTGTTGATGCAAATATAAGTAGTAATATTACGCAATCAAATAAAACAAAATAGTATTACTACGTATTTAGCATTTTTAATAGTAATAATACGCATGAATGCTGGAGATGTAAAAAAGTTAAGGCGAAATTTAGGTTTTACACAAAAAGAACTTGCCCAAAAAATAGGTGTATCCTTAAAGACGATAACCAACTATGAGAGCGGGGGAGTTATCCCCGTAGTGAAACAGCGGCTATTAGAAAGCCTAACAAAAGCCTCGGATGGCATAAAAGAAAGATTACAAAAACTTCTAGAAGAAGAGGGGCTAAACCCTAACCAGTTTTACGTAAAAACAGGGCTAGCTAACGGTTTTTTGAATACCGTTGGAGAAACATTAAGAAAGCCCAGTATAGAGAAAATACAAAAGGCTTTTCCGCGGTGGAATATAGCGTATATTATAGAGGGGACGGGGAATATGTATGCCCCACCCCGACCTTTGAAAGGTCCTTCTTTAGATCTTAAGAACTTCGGCATAGGCGGAAATGAAGTCAAGGTAGCCCCCTGCAACGATATAGACATGTCCGAAGAGCATGGCGAAACTATTCGTAGCCTTCTCGTCGACACCTTATATACAGAACCGTCTACTACCGTTCCATTACTACCCATTGCCGCACGGGGCGGAACCCTAAATGATTTTGTAATGTCCGTTAAGTCGGTGGATTGTGAAAAGATTATTTCTCCTATCACAGGCATAGATTTTGCTATTACAGTAACGGGCGATAGTATGGCGCCGGAATATCCCCACGGCTCACGCATTTTAATCAAGAAGATAAATGAAAAGGCATTTATAGACTGGGGACGTGTATATGTGTTAGATACATGTAACGGGACAGTGATTAAAAAGATTATGCCCGGTTCAAAAGAAGACCGCGTACAATGCCAGTCATTAAATGAAGCGTATCCGCCTTTTGAGATATGTTTTAACGATATGTTTGGAATGTATAGAGTATTAATGTTATTAGCTGAAAAATAAACTATTATGAAAAAACTGATTTACTTACTAATAATATGCCTTTTTACATCCTGCTCTTCTGACGAAAACAAAGCTAGAAATATGATAGAGGATTTCCTTAAGCATAATCTAGACGATTACTCCAATTATGAGGCCATTTCGTGGGGAAAATTGGAAAAGGTAGACAGCATAATAAAATATGACTGGAGATATGAATCTTATATTTCTAGTATTAATATGCACGCTCAAAGTATAAAAGACCTGGAACCTAATTTAAACGTATATAAAAACTGGAAAGACACTCTATCTGAAAACTATAAGGAATTAATACGCCAAAAACAAGAGCGTACAGAAAGATTAAAAAAAGTACAAGACGAGTTAACCGTCTATATACAAAACTATCCTTATATTTCTGGGTGGACTATTGAACTTACATACAGGGCGCCTAATAAAGTCGGTGCGCAAAAACTACACAAAGAGACATTTTATATAACAGAAGATTTTTCTAAAATCGTGAATAAATAAGCATGCCCCTAACCTAAATATCACTTAGACTAGGGAGGGTAATAAAAAGAATATGAAGTATAAAGACGTAAAGACTATATATTTTGATACGGTAAAGCGTATTGACTGGTTACGTAAAATTTGTGAAGAAGAAAAACAAATAAAGCCGCTTAAACATAAAGGCGTTCTTAGGGATGTTATAAATATCATTCTAGGAGATAATATATCACTTAACAAGTTTAATCCTTTTCACATCGTATTATTATCCTGTTTTATCGAATCTATTAAACAAAGAGGGTATTTAATAAGATTAATAGCCGAAAATGAGGAATTATGTCGTTTCATTCACGACGACATGAGCATTACAAAATATTGGAAAGGGCCTAAGGCGGATCATGTAGATTCACCGGACCCGTCGCGGCTTAACTTATGGCGTACTGTACAAGGGAGAGACGAAGAATACAGGATGAGCGTAGATAGATATTTTTCGAACAAATATCCCGGAACGGACTTTTTTATGTTAAATAATTGCCTAAGCGAATTATATTTTAATATCTTTGACCACGCAGAAGCTAACGGGGTATCTTTTTCATATATCCACTGTGATGCAAACGATGTCATACATATCGCTATATGCGATTTTGGCAAAGGGATAGCAAAGACCATGCGAAAGGCTTTTCCTAATATTACATCCGACCATACAGCGTTAGCTAAAGCACTAGAAAAAGGAATTTCCGCAAAAACGCAAAAGCATAATGCGGGATTTGGATTAGACAATGTTATTTCTTGTCTTGAAGATGGGGCACAACTGAGAATGATTAGTAACGGGGGTTTTTTAATTTCATCAAAAAACAATGGTAAAGTAGAAACTATTACCAGACCAATACCGTTTTATCTAAAAGGAACGCTCATATATTTCGATCTTCCTATATCTAGCTTTGGAGCGACCGAAATCAACGAAGAATTTACATTTTAAGATATGAAAGAAATTATTTTAAACGATGTTTTGCAAGGTAAGAACTACCCGGAAGCAGGAAGCGACTTTTACAGTATTCTGAAAGATGCTATTTTACATAGTGAAAGAATATACGTAAATATGGAAGGCGTTACGGGAATGCCTACCATGTTTATGAATACTTCTTTCGGTAAAATTATGTCAGAATTTGGACTAAACAAGTTAAAAGGTACGATGATATTCAAGAACATTACTACTGTACAAATTGAAAGGATAAAAAAGTATTTCAATGACTATACAGAAGTGTACAATACACCCACGTAATAAAATACCCGAGACAATGTTTCTCGGGTATTTTATTTCTATAACAGATATAACAATTCCAAATCAGACCAATCGAATAAGTCCAATACCTTTTTATTCGCATTCCATATTACCGACCAATCCTTATCTATATAAATATCGGTCACTTTCATATCCTTATCTACGTGGTTTAACGCCTCGTGTACAGTCGCTTTATCAATACCCACAGCGGCGGAACGCGCAATAGTAGCCCAGCTATGGCGGGCAGCATACAGTGTTAAACGTTCTACTCCTATCTCGGCACCGATCTCTTTTAGGCCTTCGTTTATAATCTTGTTGAAAACCTTAAAATCCGCATAATGGGATGCAAAATTAAACAACCTTTGCCCTGATAAATCCCTATATTTGTTTATCAGTATCTCGGCTATATCCTCGACCCTTACACGCATCTCTGCCAAATCAGCCCGGCGGGTGGTCGTTTTACGGCGGTTGTAAACGAGTATACCGTCTTTAGGTGGGAGTACATAATACATGTCGGCACTATTCATGCCGATAAGTACGAAAGACAGCAGAAAACAATCTTTAGCGACATTGTACGAAGACCAACGCCCCGGAAGCTCCTTTCTATACGGAAGTGCGATTATTTCCTGGATAAGGTCTACGGAAATCGCCCTTTTACGGGTTGGCGGCTGAGGTTTGACCTTATAATGTTCAAAAGGGGAATAGGGAATGTTTATTATCCCCCGGTCTACGTCGTTAAACTCTTCTTTCGCCTGATTATATAATGCACGGATGCAGGACATATACAGAGATACGGCACGCGTACCTTTCTTTATCTTTTCCCCGCTCGTCTTGCGATTATTCCCTCTCCTACTTGGTTCGCTCTCTATGAAACGTTCAAAACCGCGTAGAAAAGCTACATTTATTTCAGACACATCTAGTTCGTCGCGCATGATGTGTCGACGGAGAGCGTTAACGGCCGCTTTGTATATCGCTCCTGTACCTTTCGATAAATTCGGTATTTTCGTTTCTGCGTACTGCATAAAGTCAAGACGAAAGGTAGTTCCGCCGGTTAAGATGTATTTCAGCTTATCTACAATCGCGTCTACTGACATGCTTTGTATCTCCATACCCATGCTATTGCAGACTTCGCGACATTTCTGTATAAGACCGTTTATCTGATACAT